TGTAGGTGATAAAGCTGCAGTGTTAGAATATCTTACTTTTAATATAAATTTTAAGACAGGCAACGTTTACAGTGAGTCGATAACGTCTGCCGATATAGATACATTGTCTCATTTCATATACAACCCAGTAACAGATAAGTTAGAAGCTGATAGAGCAATTGAAACTACTTTGAACTCTTTATTTTTAGGAGAGCAACACAAGATGTCTTCAGGTGCTGAGAATATATTCTTTACTAACCTAGGTAATAGTACTAATTTCTACCCAATGTGGGGAGGATTAAAAGACCAAAGCGTAACAGCTAATCAAGGTTCTGATGGATATATAGCTCCAAGTGGTAGAGTATATACTGATATGTTTTCTTTACCTTTAGGAGGTAATCCAGACCCGTTAACATCTATAGGTTATACAGGTGGTAATTATTTTGCCGTAAGCATTGCAGGACTAGGTATTACTACAACAATAGCAGAAGATGTAGAGGTAGGTATATCTTTAGAGTATAAATTATCTGTTAATAATGTTCAAGTATATAAACAAATACTACCAACAGATACAAAAAGATTTGCAGGAGACGTTATAGAATGGTTTTTTGACCATCCAGTAGAGATTCATGCAGGTACAACTATATTTGCTGAAATTATAAAGATAGATAGACAGACAGATATTGAGTATGGAGTACTACAAGTACGAATGGGAGATGATGGAACAAGCAGATATCAAGCAGTAGTACATAACAGATTATTTGAAGATAAAGACTTAGAATTAATTAGTCCTTATTTGAAATATAAAGCAATGGACTTTGGATTAGATTCTACAGGTTCTACAATACTTTTAAAAGACTTATCTTTAGGTGCTGATAATTTATTAGTTCCTCATGCAGTTAATACCTTAGAAGCGATTGCTAACGGTACAGAAATACAGATTAAAATTAAAGGTGGTGCTAAAATAATAGTAGAAAGTTTACCTGTTAATGCTGTAAGTATTAATGGAGCTTTTGTTAATTCAGTTTTAAATCAATCTATAGTACAATTAAACGCTATATTTACAAATACAGCAGGATTTGCTTCAGATGATACTTTTGTTGATTCTTTCACTTTAAGTGGTAATGATTTAATTTTAGGATTAAATGATGGAGTATCTTATACGGTAGATGTAACTACTTTAGGTGTTGATGAAAACAACTTCGTAGTATCTGGTTCTTTATCAGGTTCTGACCTTAACTTAACTATGGATGACGCTACTGTAATAACAGTAGATGCTTCAGGTTTAGCTATAGATACAGATGTAACTGTAACTAGCGGTACTATTAGTGGTACTGATTTAATATTAACTTTAAGTGATTCAACAACAGTAACTATTGACGCATCTACATTAGGTGGTTCCGGTAGTTCAGGTAATCCAGTAGTAAGTGGTTCTGTTATAGGAACTAATTTAGTATTAGTTTTGGATGACGCATCTACAATTACTATTGATGCTACTAATATGATTAATGGTTCAAGTGGATTATCTAATAGTTCAGGATGGTTCATATCGTATGGAGCTAATGCTAATAATTCAGTAGGAACATCTACAAATGATTCTACAGTTAATCAGCAATTACCTTTTTACTTTGGCGAATCATTTACAAGAGGGTCAGAATTTAAATTTAACTTTCAGAATCATGGAGGTTCAAACTTAATATTAGGTATATGGGATGGAGCAGAAGTAGCTATAGCGTATAATAATGGAGCAAATACTGCCTCTAATTGGGGTACAAACTTTACTTATGCAGGTGGTTTTATAGCAGGTTCTAATAGTACACTAACTAATACGACTAACGGTTCTAAATACGTAGTAACTAATGGCGATGTTATTGGAATGAGATTCCTTAACGATGGTCATTTAGTATTGATGGATTTAACAGGAGGTGGAGAGGTAGAAATAGCTAGAACAACAATAGCTTTATCTGTAACATCTTTTAATATACAAATGTACACTTGGGCTAATGGAATTTTACCTAATGGTATTATAAGTAACTCAGATTTCTTATGGGACATTAAACATGACTATTCAAATACTGAAGCAGGTTTATTTAATGGAGTTCTTACTCATACTGTACTGGAAAGACAATTATCTTTATCTCCAGGAGAAAAATACATGATTCCTTTAGATAAACAAGGAGCAGGTGAGACTTTTGGTATAGGTTATACAGGAGCAACTACAGGAGTTGTAACTGCAGAAGATGACTTATTGACATCTTTTAAATATCAAACAAACGAATCTATTATAGGAGATGTAAATTGGTCACACAATACCTCTGCTAGTGGATACTTTACTGCAGGTGGTGGTTCTATAGACTCTTATAGAGTAGGTGGAGCAGGAACTGAAATGGGACTAGTTAGTTTGAGATATACATATTATTTTATACTAGAACTATGGAGTGAAACAAATAATGAATTAATAGCTACAACAGTAGTACATCCTGATGGAAGTGATATCAATTTATTCTTCGGGGTAAATGGTAATACTAATTATTCTGATTTACCATCTATAACTAAACAGCTTATAGGTCAAGGCTCACAGCCTTTAGAGAATTTTGTGCCAACTGTAGCTAATCAAACTACTAGTGTGACTGAAGGTGATGTTTTAAACTTTCAAATAATCTCTAGTGATAATATCGTAAATCAATTTATTGAGGTAGATGCTCCTAGTTGGATGTCATTAAATCAATCAAGTGGTATATTATCTGGAACTGCTCCATATTTTCTTGGAACAAGTGCTGATACTATTGTAGTTAACTGTAAAGCAGGTAATGCTGTAGGTGGAACTGTAGATTTTACTGTAACAGTAGGTGTAACAGAGATTGCTTACACTAACAATAAGTCTTTAAACTTTCCTACAGGAAATACAACTGCATACTTACAGGGTAATCATCAAAACGTATCTGCTCTACGAAGAACAGGTAACGGAAGTGGAGCTAGTGACGCTTGGAGTATTTCTATGTGGGTTAAACCATCTACAAGTACTACTAATCAAACTTTCTTTTACTATGGTGGAGATGATTTAGCTAATGAAGGTAGAATAACTCTTACGCAATTTCAAGGTAACAACTTGTTATTTTCTTACGGGTCAACGTCTAACTACATAGCTCACATTGGAGTGGGGAATTTTCCTACGAATCAATGGAATCATGTTCTAATCACTTATGATGGTGGTCTAACTGGTAGTGCTTCAGCAGATATTAGTAACTACATAACGGCGTTCACAATGAGTATTAACGGAGTTAATGGTTCTAGTCAAGCTGCACATGGCAACTATGGTTGGTCGAGCAATATTATAGCTGACAAGTTTAGAATAGGTAGACTAATAGGAGCTACCACATCTGCATATGTAAATGGAGGTAGTGTTAATCAAGTAGCTATTTGGGATACTGACGAGAGTGCTAATTTATCTACTATATACAATAGTGGTTCAACACAAGACTTGAGCTTGTTGAGTTCAGCTCCATCTCATTATTATGAAATTGAAACTAGTGTAACAACTGTTTCAGATATCATAGGTAGTGCAGACTTAACTGGATTCAACTTAAGTGCTTCTGATTTAGTAAGTGATACACCTTAATAAAAATAATAATAAATAAACAAAAACAATGAATGTATTTCAAAAAGCAGTAAACAACATTAAGTCAGGATTCGCTTCTTACACAGAAGTAACAAATTCGGCTGGTGTTGAGCAAAATCCAATGTTAAAATCATTGGAGCAAATGAATTATAGACCTAGGTTTAAATCTGTAGATAATCTAGAGTATTTAACCTTTGGAGCATCTGATGATGTAGATATCATGATTGATAAGCTGATGTATAAGTCAGCTACTCACTCTGGTATTATAACAAAGAAAGCTAAAATGATTACAGGTTCTGGGTTATCAGTTGACTCTGAGTTAATTGGAACTAAGAACGCTAGATTAAACACATTAATAAAACATGCAGGTGGACCTAACGTAGGTCTTTATCAATTAATAACTAAGTCAGCATTTGAGTATACTAAGAGTGGTGCTTGTGGTATTATTGTTGATTACGGTAAGCCTAGAGATGGTAAAGTTATTCCTGATGGAATTGTTAAGTTTACAGCAGTTCCAGCAAGAGCAATGAGATTTGCTAGACCTAATGATGCTGGGGAATTTACCCATATTATTTACAAGAAATCTTTTAAATCTGGAGCATTAGTTCCTGATGCTGAAGCTATTCCTTTATTTGACCCTTTTGCACCTAAAGTAGAAAGACAAATAATTTATGTTAAGAATCCATATTCTATTTTAGATAGTTACGGACTACCTAACTGGATTGGAGCATTTAACTTTATTGAAGCTGATTTTGAATTTGGTGTACAGATAGAGAATGCTGCTAAGAATGGATTTACTCCTAAGACTCATATTACCATGATTGGTAGAAACATGAGTAAGGACGAAAGAAGAACTGCAGCTGAGAATATTCAAGACAAGATGTCAGGTTCTCGTTCTGACCAAGTACTTGTTTCTTTTGTATCAAGAGAGACTGAGAAGCCTCAAATAGATATGCTTGATTCTAGTCACTTAGACAAGACTATAGAGACAATGAGTAGATTAAATGATGCTAAGATATTAACAGCGCACAACATTACATCTCCAACATTATTTGGAGTTATGACAAGTGGTCAAACAATGGGTGGAACTGGTACAGAAATGATAAGTGCTTTTAACCTGTTTAAGGCAACTGAAATCATTCCTGATAGGAAAGTAATAATAGATGCTTTTAGTTCTTTATTTGACGTTACAGAGCTTGTAGGAGTTGAATTAGAGATTATTGATGAAGACATTAATGTTGACTTTAAAACAAAACCTGTTGAAGGTGGTAATGCTGATAAAAACCCTAACGCTAACACTAATAAAAAAGAAACTAAATAATGGCAGAAAATCTATTTATAAATGAGGAATTTTTCAAGAAGAATATTCCTCATAAGCAAGTGTTCGATACTAATCAAGTTTTATCAGCTGTAAGGCTTTTACAAAAAACTAATTTAGTTAGTATTATATCTGTACCAGTTTATGATAATTTTCAAACTAAGATTTCTAGTGGTGAGGTTTTCACTGCAGCTGAAGAGAAGTTATTTGAAACTATGCAGTTATTCCTGGCAGTTAAAGTTGCACAGGAGTTGATTGATACATCTCCTTCTGGAGTTGCAGATAACGCAAATGAATCTCATTTGTCTTATGGAAACAAATCAACATTAATGGAGGCTCGTATCATTCGAGATATAAACAGGGATTCGACTTTATTGGCATTAGCTCAATCAGGTACGGATACTTTCGATACAGATGAAATGGCTCAATCGGGTGGTTTCTATTTCGGGTAATATTTTTTTTCTTAATTAGTAGGTAGAGTTAGTTGTTCTCTACCTACTTTTTTTGTGCCTTATTCTTTTTTCTTTTAGCTATTTCCTCATCAGATAATTTAGTTATTGGTATTACATTAACTAACTCAGATACTATCCCGAAAGGACATCCGAAGTTGATATTATGTTTATCACTACTAACTTTATCCATATTACCATAAAGTCTATCCTTAACCATTGAGGTATTAAATATCTTTATTTCTGACTCATTATAAATAACTGTAAGGGTTTCATTATGATTAAATGAATTCTTAGTCCATCTAAAATACTTATCACTATACTCGCTGTATTCATACTCAATACTCCCACTATCAGCAGAAGTATTGAATGTGAAAAACATTTCAAGAATAGATGTTACACTAGTCATTGATATCATATATTACAATTCAAAATTAAACACTTGAGATGAATTCTCATCTTCATAAAACTTATAATTATGTAAAGCTGTATTTACTTTGTCTTTACCTCTTTTCATAAAGAACTCTGAACAAGTATAAATACCTATGTCATAAGGCTCTACGGTCTGAACAACTACAAATATAAAATCTTTACCATTAAGAGAATTAGTTACACTTGCTTGAATATCGTAACCTAACTCATTTGCATCATACTTAAACTTACTTAAAGGTTTGGATGTTGTTTTCAAATCAATAGAAACAAAGTCAGTATCATAATCTATAATACAAAGACCATCGAACTCTTCATTATATCCATTTGCAATACCTTTTACGGTAACCTCAGCTTGACCATCAGTAAAATACTCGTCAATTATTCCAGTAGCCTTACACTTGCTTAATATCTTATTAGCAATAGCCATATCTTTCATTGACACAAATTCCTTACCTTTATTGTCATTAGATAGTGCTGACAACCAATCTTTGTATTTCTTAGTAGAACTTGGTCTAGCACCTCCAATTTCCTTACAAACATCTATATCGTCTATAATAATATATCTTTTAGAGAACTCTTGTGGTTCTAATATTAAGCAATGAACTAAAGTACCTAAAGACATTGAAGAGGTTGTATTCCATTTCTTTTTTAGGTATGAAGTTAAGCTTGATACACTTACGAACAACTTCTTAAGCTGTGAGGGAGAGAAGTAGCCCCTCCCATGTCTTAGCTTTATCATATTAACTACCTGAATATACTGTTGAATCTTTCTCTAGAAACTCTCTATAGACTGCATTACTCACTTTGAATTGGTGATTAGATGACTTACAACGAAGTATTCTCTGAACAGTTCCAGCTTCTGTGTAGATTGTATTAACCCACTCAATATCTGTACCTCCACAAACTGGACAAGACCATCTTGGTAATCCTTTCTTAACACCTTCATGACTAATAGTACCCATATAAGGTCTTAGCTTCATGTACAACTCTTCTGTAGTAACAATATCACCAATGTTATAATCTACCATTTTCTTTAGATACTCTTTCTTCTCAGAAGGTGTACCATATTGAATCATTTTCCACATTCTAATACCTTCGTGTGATTGCTTTAATGTCAATCCAAAGTACTTAGCCATATAAGCCATTGAATAAGACTGTAATTTAAAGACAGTTTTTACTTTTCTGTATATGTCAAACGATTTTACAAATCTATTTAAAGGTAGACCATGATAAGCAGCTCTAGTAGCGACTAACTTATTATCAAAAGAGTTATTGTTTTGACCAATAACCATATCACATTGATTGTAGTAAGTCATAAACTCAGTCATCATCTTTTTATCACATCCGTCTTTCCAGGTTAAAGCATAAACTTTATCTTCTCCAACATATTTCCATGCTATAGATATGATTCTAGTTTGACCTTCAATACCTTCCGTTAACTGTGTGTGATTTATGTAAGTTTTACCAGTACCCCAGTGTTCGATTCTAACTAATGATGTTTCTATATCGTAAACCATTGTCTTACCTACACCACTTTTACCTTGTCTAATCTTCTTTTTCTTAACTTTTACATCAGGGATAGAACTATTAGTTAAAGCTCCTTGTGTTAAGTAGGCTCTATATTCTGATACAGCTCTTTTAACCGTATCTTCGTTTCTACCTGTAAACGCATCTGCTAAACTAAATTCGTAAATATCTTTAATCTTGTTGTTATTTACATCTATATTATGCTTTTTTAAATAACTAAATACCTCGTACTTTAAACCTTTTTTGCTCATAATTTTTGTTTTAAACTAATTTAATTATTCCATTTTCTATTGATAATTTATCAAATACTGAACTCTCTTCTCCGTTATCTAGTTGTGCTATTTCTTTAGACATATCTTCTATGTAGTAAACACCGTAACTATCTCCTTTTAAAGCCCTCCTAGTGTCTTTAATTGCATCTAATATAGCAGTAGAGGTTATTAAGCTAAAGTAAGTGTATGCTGATGCGAAATCTTTATTATACTTAAATACTTTTAACAATAACATATCTACTATCTTAGGTTTAATTATAAACTCAACATCGAATTCAGAGAACCGATACTTTAAACCTCTTCTATAAACTGAAACCTCAGCGAATAGTAATATAACAGAACCAAGCTCTTCTGTGTACCTCCCTAATTTTATAGTCTCTTCCACTGCTTCCTGAATGACTTTTTTGTCTAACGTCATTATTCTAGACCTAGTCCGTTAATAATGTTATCAATCTCATTTAAGTTAAGTTCAATCTCGTATACACTATATCTTGAGAACTTACTTATTCTTCTAGGACTTAATCTTAATCCTTGTTTACTTATTTCTAATACTGCTTTAATTATTGTATTCTTGAAATTAACATTGTCTTCTCTATCTATACTCATATCTTCTTCTTGGTCATTATTTTTACTATATTTTACGGGACTATACCCAGCGTCTTTAATTAACTGCTCTTCTGATTTCATTTTTTAAGTTTTAAAATTTCCTTAGTCTTCTAAGTTTATTAGCTGAACAATGTGGACAACCCTCTCTATCTGTAACATGCGCTGATTTCCTTTTATAGAAAACTCCGTGAATAGGACATACTATTTTAAGTTTGTTTGCGAATGTTATATCTTCTTCTTTTATCAAACTATAATCGTATCTACCTACACCATGAACTTTCTCGGACTGCACTACTAAATAATGATGCCTATTAACAACTTGTGTTCCTTTCGGGCTTCTCATTTGTTTTAATTTTGACATCTTTAATCTATAAACAACTTCATCGCAATCTGACCCAGTAAAATAAACAGCTCTTAAACCATTTTTTCTAGTAACGGTAAGTGTGTAATCTACTAAACCGAACCTGGACGCATATTTAGATGCAAGTTTTCTATCTTCAACTCTAATACCTATCTTTTTATCTGTTCCCATTTCTCTAATTCTTTTTTAAAGAACTTACCTAAAACATTGTCATTAAGCCAATTACCTACAGGGTTTAACACGTCTTCATTAAACATACATTTAATTTCTAAATAAGTTAATTGCTTAGGTGTGTAAGCCCATTCTAAAATTGTTTTAGTATGACACTCTCCGTTCTTTATTCGTTGCTTAACATCTCCATTGGATGATTCGTAAGTACGCCAATTACTTTCCTTTACTACTATCTCATAGAGCTTCCTTCTTTTATCTGTTATAAGTGCAGCTTCCTTCTTTCCAAAATTTCTTTTTCGTCTAGAGTACAAGTTTTTCTTACCTAGATATTTATCACCACTATTAAATTCTATCATATATACGAATCCAATAGCTTTTGATGGTGGATTAATAACTTCTTCTTCTTCTTTAAACCAATTCATATTGTGTATCTTTAAATTCTATGTCTTCCTTTTTACTAGGTTTTGCTTTTTTCTCATGAGATAATATATCTCTAGAGAACTTCTTTTCACCAAACTCATCCTTCTCATAAAACCTAGAACTCATGTTGTCATAAAACAAACTTATCCTACCGACAGCACCCATGATTTTTGGTTTTACTTTTAGTATTTGAATAATAGTTTCATTTCTTTCATAAAACTCATCTGTATCGGGGTTAACTAATTCTACAGGAGGTCTCCATAGAGACATTACCATGTAACCCTTTCTACTCCACATCATACCACCCATAGTATCAAAGAAAGTTGGTTGAGGATAATACAACATCATTGTACCATCTTCTCTCTTCTTTGTTAGCATTTGCATAGCTTTAGTATGGATAGCTATAAATGTGTGAATATTCTTTTCTGAACTAAATTTCCTAACCCTTGTTAGAAATGAGCCTAATGCTATATCATCTCTCTTGTTATCTGGATTAAAGTTTAACTCAACAATAGGGTCAATAACTATTGCATCAATCTTGATATTATCTTCCTTTTCAATATCTTCTACAGCTCTGAAGAATCCCTCTGCATTTAAATCTTTCAAACCACTATCAATAATATAAAAGTGTTTCGATAAGAACGCATAAGCATCTTCAACTTCTTTTTCGGTAGCATTAGCAACGTTAGGGATATCATGTCTAAGGTATGGTTTACGTAACCTAGCCCATAACATTTCAGCATATAAGTCAGTTGGACTACCTCCTTCTGGACTAAATATAGCTATCTTATAATCACTATGTTCTGCTAAATTTAATAGTATTTCGTAAAGTATAGCAGTCTTACCTACTGCAGGTGAGGCTATTATAAATGTCATACTACCTTTTTTTACCGAGTACTTCTCATGAAAATTATCGAAGCCTACGTGGTTACCACGCTTTAAACCATTCTCTCTTAGAGAATCTAGATTAGCACGAACACTACTTATTCTGTGTACGTTCTCGTTATTTGGTTTGCTTTCTTTTAAATCTATCATAATTATTTACCTCTCTTAAAGATTCTTCTTATACGTATTATTAATTTAACTAATTTCATGAATAATTTTCTCTCCTCTAAACTCATGATTATCTTAGCATCAAAATCATCAGTACCCATAGAGGCTTTCTTAATCATACCTCTTACATTTTTATATATCTTCATTTTTTGCGTTAAAATTCCTATATCTCCTTTTAAGTCTGCATCAGCTATTGTACTACTATCTGATAATAGTTCAGTTAACTCTTGCAATTCTTGTATTTCTGTTTCTATTAGCGAATCTATTTTCTCAACTAATAGGTCGTGACTTGGTTTACTCATAATGGTTTTTTATTTCTTAATATTAAATCACCTACGTCATCACCATCTCCTGATGTTTCGCAGTCTTCCATAACCCTATTAACACTAATACCCATAGGTTCTAATTTAGTCTTCCATAAATCATAACCACCTTTATCGGGTATAGCATCTACACCTAAACCTCTAAGTACTGATAGCTTCAATGGGCTGAGGTTACTTAAACCTCCAGTAGCAATGAACAAATCATCCTTAAAGAATAGTGATGCAACAAGACATGTCTTCTCGCTTTCAACTAAGTATATAGTACCTTTACTTCTATCAAAACTCTCTATTAAGTGTTCACCAAATAGGCATTGTTCTAAAACAAATTCATCTAAAAAATTATGACACCAATAGATTCTTGAGTAAGGTTCTTTAATTCTTTTACCGTTTGTACCGTATTGAATTATTTTACCTGTACGAAATCTACCATCTTTATCTTTTTGATAAAACACAGTTGAGTTTCTCCACTTTTTATCAGTTGACATGACTAGGTATTTTTTAAATACAGATTGAACTGCATCTTTATCAAATCTAGTTATTAAATACTTATACAGATTGTCATTGAATTGCTCTGTATATACATCTGATTCATTTAAGTATGTAGTAATAGGAGGTACGTACTGAAAGTTGCTTACAACAACTTCATTGCTCTCTGGCTTCTTATGATAGCCACA